AAACTGCTGGTCGGGGGCGCGATCTCGCTCGGCAGCACGCTCGCGCGCGGCGTTCTCGTACCGATCGAGGCGGCGCTCCGGGGCTTCGCCGGACTGCTGGAGACGATCACGCGGTTTGTCCCTCAATTCGGGGATGCCGCGAAGTTTACGCGCGCGATCGCGGATTCCCTCCGGGGCGTGGTTGCCTCCGTTTCGCGGACAGAAGTTGAGGCCGGAAAAGTCTTCTCCGAGGCCATCGGCAATATCGGCAAAACGGCCGATGAATCGACCAAGCGCATCGCCGGCGCGGATCGGCGATTGTCGGAGTTTCGAAAAAAACAACAGGCGCGCAACGACACCCGCTTCCCAGGCGCGACAGTCACAGGCCGGAAGCCGAAGCCGGAAGAGGAAGAGAAAGCCCGGCGGGGAACGACCGAGGCGCTCCGCGCGATCGCGGAGGCGGAGTTCGCCCTGCGGCAGGCTTTCGCGCAGCGCGCGGCGGATCTGGCCCGGCTGGAGGCGGAGCAGGAGAACGCGATCCTGGACCGACAGCTCGAAGATAAGCAGATCTCGCTCGAAGCCTATTACCGGGAAAAGGCGCTCCTCATTGAGGCCTCAAAGCAGCGCGAGATTGCCGCCGTCAACGCCGAGATCGCGATCGAGCGCGATCGCCTGCAGGAGATCTCCGCGATTGAAGTGCAGGCGCGCGCCGCGGCGAAGACGGCCGCCGACCGGGAAAACGTCGCCAATAAGGCGCAGGCCGACCGCCTGCGAACGAGCGCGAAGATTGTCGATCTCGAAACGAAACTAAACCAGGTCGAGGCGAAGTCCGCCGCGGAGGCGGAGGAGAATGCGCGGCGCCGGACAAAGGCCGCCCGGGAACTTCTCGACGTGCTCAATCAGACGCCGGAGGCGATCACGCGCGCCGTCGGCGGCGGCTTCGGGCAGATCCTGGAAGAGACCTTGCGCCGGCTGGATAGCACGCGAAGCCGGCTGGATGCTGAGCTGTCGACAAGCGTGCAGGCGGTTCAAAACCTCGTCAACGCGGGGCTGATTGGGGAAATCGAGGCCCGTCGGCAGATCCTGGCCATCGAGGCGGCGAAACGAAAAGCGCTGGAGGAGAATCTCCGGCTTACGCTTGAAACGCTGCGCGCCGAATTGGCCCGCCCAGGCGTCAACGGCACGGATCGCGCGGGGATTCAGGCGCAGATCGCGCAGACGCAGGCGCAGCTCGCGCAGTTGACCACGCTCGGGATCGATCCGCTCTTCCGCTCGATCCGGCAGGGACTCGAAAGCGACCTCTCCGGCTCCTTCTTTCAGTTTTTGACGTCGGCCGAGCAGGGATTTGAATCACTCCGGGACCTGGCGCTCGGCATCGTCGACAGCTTCCGGCGGGCGGTCGCGAAGCTCCTCCTCGATCAGATCGAAAAGGCCGTCGTGAAGCCGCTCACGGATAAATTCTTCGATCTCCTCGGTATCGGGACCGTCGATCTCGGGGTGACGGCGCAGACCGTCGCTACGACGGCAAATACCGCGGCCGTGACGGCGCTGACGGCGGCGATCACGGCAGGCTCGATAGCCGGCGCCGCCGGCAACGGTTTCGCGCTGGCCCTGCCCGACAATCTCGGAGAGATCGCCGGGCAAGGAGGCGGCGCCAATGATCCGGCTGCGCCGCTGCAATCGGTGTTCGATCGGATTGGAAACTCAATTCGGGATTTTGCGAAAAAAATCGGCGGCTTTGTCGGAAATATTGGCAGCGGTCTGCGTTCGATCGGGTCCGCGATCGTCGGTTTCCTGAGTTCGCTGCTCGGCGGCCTCGGGGGCGGCGGCGGGGCGGCGGCCAGCCCGGACCTGATGGCCGGGTTCGCAGAGGGCGGCTACACCGGCGATGGCGCCCGCCTGCAGCCGGCCGGAATCGTCCACGCCGGAGAGTTTGTGCAGCCGGCGCATGTCGTCAGCCGCTGGGGGGCGGGGTTCTTCGAGGCGATCCGGGCTGGGGCGATCACGCCCGCGAACCTCGCGGAGGTCGCAAACTCGCTGGGGGCCCGGTATCTGCGTTCCGTGCAGGCGCGCGCCTCCCGGGGGTATGCCGAGGGCGGCCTCGTCGGGGCGATCGCGGACCCCCAGGCGGCGCAAGGCGCGGCCCGCGGCGTGCGCATCATCAACGTCAACGACGGGAGCGATGTGCAAAACTTCCTGGATTCCGCGCAGGGCGAGCAGGTCATCCTGAACCGGATCACGCGCTCGCCGGCGAAATTCCGGGCGGCGCTGGGGGTGTCGTAGGTGGCCTATTCCGGTCGAGTCTTCGCCTTTCGCCATAATTGGGCGGAACCAGTGATCGAGCGTCTGTCGTGGCTCACGACCGTGTTGCCGCATCGTGACGCGTCCGAGCAGCGCTATCAGCCCCGGGCTCACCCTCGGCGAATGCTGGAATATTCCGTGCTCGCGCAAACCCCGCTATTGCGCAGTCGACTGGATAACTTCCTCTGGGGATCGCAGGATCAGGCCGTCGTGATTCCGATCTGGACGGACGCGACGCGGCTCGGGACGGCGGCGACGAGCGGATCCAGCTCCATTACCGTATCGACGGCGAATCTCGATTATGACGCGAGCACGCCGGTTTCGAATTATTACGTCATTCTCTGGGCCTCCGAGTCGAGCTACGAGGTCGTAAAGGTTTCGGCGGTCTCCTCCGGGGCGTTGACGCTCGCGGAAAATCTGGTCTCGACGTGGCCCGCGGGATCGACAATCGTGGCGCCGGCGAAGCTGGCCCGAATCTCCCAGCAGGTGAGTGGGAATCAGATTGCGCACGACCTTCGGCCCTACAAAATTTTGTTCGATGTCGACGAGTCTTCCCCGTCCGTCAATCGAATCACGACGCTTTCGCCAACGACTTACCGCGGCGTGGACGTCTACAAGCCAGCGACCGAGGGCGGGGAAGACGGGGCCTTTGAGTACGATCATCCGCTGACGGTGATCGACGCGCAGACGGGCGTCGTCGGTCTCGATGTCGGCGCACGATCCAAGCCTTATCAGCGCATCCCCTATCGCGAGATCTTCGCGACCCGGGCGGGCCTGAGCGCCTGGCTCGGGTTTCTCGACCGCCGGCAGGGGCGGCGTGTGCCGTTTATGTATCCCTCGTGGGAGCGCGATTTCACGCCTGTCGCCCTCTCCACCAGCGTTTCCGGTTATATCGAATACACGGCGAACGGATTTTACGACTGGATCGGCTTGACCGGCGGCCGGAAGGACGTCGCCATCATTATCGAGCGTGACATTACGGCCTATGATCGCGGCGACCACGTCTACCAGCGAATTTCCAGTGTGACCTCCCCCGGGGGCGGGGTCGAACGAATTCATATGGACATGTCCGCCTTCTCGACCGGCGATCACGCCAATATCCGCGTCTCGCACCTTCGCTACTGCCGGCTGGAGTCCGACACAACAGAAATCGCCCATCAAACCAACTGCATCTCCACCGTCAAGGCCACGTTTCGCGAACTACCGGAATCTCCCGCATGACCTGTTCAAAAGAAACCCTTCGTCGCGTGCTGCCTGTTCTCGCTTCGCTGCTCCTGGCGGTGATCGCCTATCGCCACGCAAGCCTGATCTGCGCCTTCCTGGCTGGCTGGCTGCTCTGCGCGGCCTGGCGCGCGCCGGTCGTGGATGCCGTCCCGCTGACGGCGGATCAGATCATCGAAAACTTCAACGCGGCGCAGGCGCGGAATCTCTGAGGGCGATCGGTGAGTTTTAATTCCGTTGAAATCAGCGAGCACGGCGGCCGGCCATCGGAATATTTCCGCATCGAGCTGGACGGGACCGTCTATCGCTATACGAACCGGCCCCTGACCACGACGCTTTCGACCGGGGACGCGGAGATTGACGGGACGTATACGGCAACGTCGATCAGCTTGTCCGAGATCGAGCACGCCCGGGATTTATCGAGTCTGCGCGTTGGCGTGACTGTGCCGCGGGACAATGCCGTCGCAGCGCTCTTCCAAAGCTATTTGCCGGACGCGGCTGCACTGATCGCGATCTATCGAAAGCACGAATCCGATAGCGAGGTCATCGCCTGGATGACGGGGACGATTCGGTCCTGCGACTGGCAGGAGAGCACGGCCAAGCTCGTCGTCGAGCCGACGCTGTCCAAGGTCCGGCGACTGGGCTTGCGGCAACGGTTCCAGCCCGTCTGCAACTTGGAGCTATACGGAACCAGGTGCGGCGTAAATCGCAACGATTTCAAAACCGCGGTGACGGTGTCGGCGATCGACGGCGCGACGATCACGGTGACTGGCATGCCGTCGGTCGCAGCGGGCTACTACAACGGCGGGTACGTCCAGACGGCGGATGGGTCCCGCCGTTTCATCATGGAGCACGACGGCGCGGATCTGACGCTGTTGCTCAGCCTGGAAGATCTGGCGGTGTCGGACACGCTCGATATCTACGCGGGCTGTGATCGCACCCAGACGACGTGCCGCACGAAGTTTTATCCGTCGGGCGGGTCGCTGGTCGCCGGCGTTGGAAACATTCGAAACTACTTTGGCTTTTTCACGTTGCCGGGCCGGAATCCATTTACGCAGGGCGGGCTGACGGCGGGCGGACCGACGGGCTTTGCGAGCATTGACAGTGGAGGCATTGTTCCGTAATGGCGTGGTGGATTCTCCTGTTGATCCAGGTCGGGTTGCAGATCGTCTCCGGGCTCCTGGCCAATAAGCCGAACGCGAAGGCGGAAAAGAACGTCGAGATGCCGCAAAACGACGGCGCGACGCCGATCCCTGTCGTCTTTGGCGAATGCCTGATCAAGGGCGCGACGATCCTGGACTACTTCGACTTCAAGGCAGTCCCGATCAAGATCCGGAATCCGGCGACATTCTTTCTGACCACAATTACCGTCGGCTATAAATATTATCTGGGGATAATCTTCGGCCTTGGGTGGGGCAAAACGCCGACCGGCAACGCGGGGATGCTCTTGAAAGAAGTGCTGATCGATAATCGCGTTGCTTGGCAAGGGACCGCCAACTATAACGAGATCACGCCGGTCTACATCCACGATCCTTCTTTTTTCGGATCGCCCAAACAAGAGGGCGGCGTTACGGCGCAGCTCTTTATGTACAACGGTGAGACGACTGGTGCCGGGCTCGCCGTGCAGGACCCGAACGACTACTGGGAGGCGCAGCGCGGGCTTGCGATGCCTCATTATCGAGACCTGGCCTATATCGTCTGGCATGGCCCCTCGTTTGGAACACTGCCGATTGAATATGGGTTTCCGGTGTCAGGCTACATCGGCAATTCGGCGCGGCTATGGCCCATTGCCTTCAAGGTTGTCCGCCAGCCGGCCGCGGTCAATTCCGGCTCCGTCACACAGCCGGGCGGCACGCCGGCGAGCAGCGGCGATCACGCAAATCCAATCGAGTGCCTCTATGAGTGCCTGACGGATGTGAATTGGGGCGCCGGGATTCCCGCCGCGCAGATCGACACGGATAATTTCATCGACGCGACGACCGACGTGTGGTCCGAGGGGCTGGGTTTTTCTTACCTTTGGACCTCGGCGTCCCCGGTCGAGGAGATGATCTCCGAGATCCTCCGCTTTGTTGACGGCGCCCTCTACACTGATCTGCAGACCGGCAAGATCAAGGTCAAGCTGGTCCGGCCGGAAACGCCCACCATCACGCTCACGAATGATGATTTTCTGGAGATCGAATCCTTCACCCGGGGGAGCTGGGAAGACACGAAGAACGAGGTGCGCGTCACCTTCCCGGATCACACGAAGGTCGATTTCGAGGACTCAACGGCCTACTGGCAGGAGCTGGCCAATCGGCAAATTCAGGGCGTGACGGACGCCGTCGAGATCTCCTATCGAGGCTGCGTCTCCGCCGCGCAGGCGAACCGGCTCGCCGCGCGAGACGGGCGCGTGTACGCGACGCCCCTGGCCAAACTGAGCGGAAAGCTCGATCGAAAGGCGTGGAGCTTTGTTCCCGGCGGGAGCTTCTATTTCACGTGGCCGGAACAGGGAATTGAAAACCTCGTCATGCGCGTCGCCAACGTCAGGCTGGGGACGATCGTCGACGGCGTGATCTCGATCAACGCGGTCGAGGACGTGTTTGACGCGGGCTCCGCCACCTACGGAGCGCCGGCAACGACGATCTGGACCGACCCGCTCGCGGGAGAAGCGGAGGACGCGCCGCATTCGGCGGTGGGAGAGATCCCTTATTTTTTGCAGCGGGACGCGACGCCGCGCATTTTCGGTCTGGCGGAGCGGCCGGACAACACGCACATCGCGTACGACGGCGCGATCGACGGAGACACCGACGCGCTGAATGCTGACTTTGCGCCGACCGGAACGCTCTCCGCGGGCCTCTCGCAACTGACGGAGACGGATTACGACACCACGGGCTTCGACGTGGCGGGCATGGCGGATGCCGATCTTATCGAGGCGGGCTCCTCAACCAGTATCGCGAACGAGGGCGCGGGGCTCGCGCTCCTCGGCGATCCAGCCAGCCTGACGCACGAATGGATCGCCTTCGAATCCGTCACCGACAACGAGGACGGAACGGTCACGCTCGACAATATCTGGCGCGGAGTGCTCGACACGCCGCCGCGCGAGCATGCGGCCGGCACGCGCGTGTGGTTCTTCTCGGGAACGTTCGCTCCGTTCTTCAAAGCCTTGGCCAACGGACAAAGCGTGCGCTTCGAAGCGCTCACCCGCACGATGCGCAACCAACTCACACCGGCCGATGCGACAAATAACGATCTGACCATCGCAAGTCGCGCCCTGCGCCCATTGCCGCCCTATTACGTTCGCCTTGGCGGCAGTTACACGAACGAGATCTATTCCGGGTCCGGCGATCTCGTGTTCACGTGGCGCGAGCACGCGCGCGCGACGATGACGCAGATTTTGAAGCAGAGCGGGACTACGACCGCCGCTGAAGCGGGCGTCACCTACGAGGTCGATATTGTCGATGAGGACGGCTCGACCGTCGTCCGCACGGTCACAGGCCTCAGTTCGCCGACCTACACCTACACCTCCGCCGACCTGACGACGGACTTTGGCGGAGCGCTTCAGACCCCCCTCTATTTCCATTTTTATTCGAAGCGGGACGGCCTGCGCTCGCTCTATCCGTGGATTCGACGCGTCTACGACTTCGGCGGATCGAGCTCGATGGCGGAAGACTCGGACACGATGTACGAAGACGCGGATGTGATGGTGGAGACGTAGAACAATGGCAGTTCAACACAAAGACGCCGCGATCGGGAAGCGGCATGCGGTGCACAATTGGTCCTACGCGAACGCGGCCGCGCGCGCGGCCGCCACCGGCTTTGTCGCCGGCGACGTTGGGAAGATCGCCCTGCAGGTCGATAACTCGTCGCTGTGGCTCCTGACCGACGACAGTCCGATCACTTGGGAATGGGTTGGAGGTGATCTCGACACGCTGGCGCTGCTCGCCTCGCCGGCCCTGACCGGGACGCCAACGGCGCCAACCGCGTCGCCCGGCTCGGACTTCAAGGGCTCGGTGAAGGCCGCGACGACGACGGCCGGGACACTGGCCAGTGACTTTGAAAACGGCGACACGATCGACGGCGTCACGCTCGCCACCGGCGATCGCATCCTGATCAAGGACCAGTCGTCGGGCGCGGAGAACGGCATCTACATCGTGGCGGCCTCGGGGGCTCCCGCGCGGGCCGCCGACGCGGACACAAGCGCGGAGGTCACCCCGGGCATGGTCGTGCCGGTGGAGCAGGGGACCACGAACGGCGACAAGCTCTTTATGCTGACCACCAATGGGCCGATCACGCTGGGCTCGACGGCGCTCACGTTTTCCGTCTATGGGGCCAGCAGCGCGCCCTCTGGCGCGGCGGGAGGCGACCTCAGTGGGACCTACCCGAATCCGACCGTCGCCAAAGCAAACGGGATTGATCTTCCATCGCCTGGATCTGGCGATGACGGGAAGACGCTGATCTACGTTCACGCCACGACGGAATATCAGCTTGCGGCAGGTGGCGGCGGCGGGCTCTTTGGGACGCTGACGCCCCCCGTCTCGACCGATTTCACGTGGCGAAACCAGAATTCCGCGACCGTCGCCGATGCGCCGTCTTACATGTCAATGAAAGGCATCGCCGTCTCCGGTGGATCGATTCGAGTGCTGGAGAGAGCCGCGCCCTCGACGCCTTATTCGGTGATTGTCGGGCTCTCGCCGATGATGCCGAGTCAGAACTATTTCCATTGCGGCGTGTGTTGGGTGGACTCGGCTTCCGGGAAGCTCTACGCGCTTCGCTATGCCTCGGACAGCGGAGGATCAATCTTCGTGACGGAGTTCAACTCCGTTACGAGCTTCAATTCCAACCCCGCCAACGTCCCCTTCTCGCGCGGCGCGGGCGTCGTCTGGCTGAAGATCGAAGACGATGGCACGGACCGCAAGATGTATTACTCCTCAAACCCCACAGACTGGCTGCTCCTCTATTCCGTGGCCCGCACCAGCTTCCTGACCCCGGATAAAGTCGGGGTCTACATCGAAGGGAACAGTTCAACCTCGGAGCCATTTGGCTGCACGTTTTTTCATTACGACGAAAGTTAAAGGAGACCTATGAAGCTTCTTCGATATCGCATTGGCTTTGCGCTGCTTCTCCTGCTCTTCAGCGGAGCGTTGGGGCAGAACTTGTCCGCGTGGCAGGTCACCACGCTTCAGAACGCCGCGACCGCGACCGGCAATGGGACGACCATGCCCTCGTCCGCGATGGGCGCGGTCAGCGTCCAGATTACGGGGACCTTTTCGGCGACTGTGACCTTTGAAGGCACGATGGACGGCTCGACCTGGGTCGCCCTGATGGCCACGAACGCCAATGATGATGCGCGCGCGACCACTGCAACGGCCGCCGGCGTTTACTCCGTGGTCTTGAATGGCTGCACCTCGTTCCGGGCGCGGATCTCCAGCTACAGCTCGGGGACGGTGACCGTGAAGGCGAGGCTTGGGAATGGGGTAATTTCGCGGACATCGAGCGGTGGCGGCGGCCTCACGGTCGGCGCGACGGCGATAGCGAGCGGGGCGGCGGGGCGGCTACTGTATGAGGCGAGCGGGAATGTTCTTGGCGAAGTCTCGACGCTGACCAGCGACGGCAGCGTGCTGACGATGACGCGGGCCGGAATCGGAACGACATCAACCGATGGCATCGTGCTTACTAACTCCACCGCAGCGGCGGCGGGCGCGCAGCAATGGTCGCCACGATTGCGATTGACTGCGCAAGGATGGAAGACGAATAGCACGGCGGCGAGTCAGACGGTTGATTGGGCTATCGAAAATCAGCCAGTACAGGGGGCGACCGCGCCGACGACGAATCTGGTTTTTCGTCCGCAGATAAATGGTGCGGGATATTTAACTTCGACCTCCGCAGTCACCATTACCTCCGACTCGTACCTTTTGGTTCCTGGCGGGATCATCACGCTGGATAATCGCCTTATCAGTGCCGGTGGGGGGACGAGGATTGTTAGCATCTCAGACAACGTCGGGTTCTGGCTGAATTCGTCCTACCCCAAGTTTAAGTTCTCCAATAGCCAAGGCGCATTTACCTTGGGGCTGGGCAACTCAATCATCTTCAGCTCTGATACAGATCTAACGCCTACCTCGAACACGGTACAAACGCAGTTGCGCAGCTCGGCGACCGGCCACTTGGTCCACGGTGCGGCCGACGTGGACACGAGCGTCGTCTCGCAGATCGACAGCGTTCAGAATGCTTTGGCCGGCGGGACGAGTAACGTAGCCGGGGCGGATAGATATTTCGACGGCAGCCGCGGCAAGGGCTCTGGTGCCGGGGGCGCACACATCTGGCGGGTTGCGCCTGCAGGATCTTCCGGGACTGCACAAAACGCACTCGTCGAACGAATGCGCCTCGACGAAAACGGGCTGAAGTTCACCGAGGTCAGTAGCACGACAACGCCCAGCTCAAACACGATCTCCGTCTACGCGAAAGACAAGAGCGGGACCTCCGCGCTCTACCTGAAAAACGATGCTGGGACCGAGACGGAGATCGGCGCCGCAAGCTCGCCTTACACCGCTCCGCCGGCCGTCGCCGATTGGACATGGGTAAACCAGGGCAGCGCGACCGGGACGGATACAACGAGCGGGATTGATCTCTATGCGCCGAATGGGTCAGGCGACAATCTACGCATTCTCGCCCGTGCTGTTCCCTCGACGCCGTACACGATCACGGCGGCGATCTCGATCACGATGTTCGCTGACAACTATGCGGCTGCGGGCTTTTGCTGGAGAGAATCGGGAACCGGGGAAGTGGCCTATGTCGGATTGACGCACGCGACGACTTACACTTTGGGGTTCAACAAATATGCTTCGCTGACGTCCTACGACTCCACATATTTCAATAACGCTTTTGCTCCAGGCGACGTCCTCTGGATCAAAGCCTCTGACGATGGCACAAACCGAACGGTGTCGATCTCGCGCACGGGCACTTCATGGCTGCAGATCGCGACGCACACGCGAACGGATTTCTTGACTCCCGATCAAGTCGGTTTTTTTGCAAACTCGAATCAGTCCACGGTCACCACCGGCGTTCTGGCGACGCTGCGTAGCTGGAGTGTCCAATGACTGACCTCGAACTGCTGACCATCGCCAACGCCGCCGCGCATGGTTTTTTCGATGCGATCGTCCGGGGCGAGGCGCAGCTCGCCGACGCGACCGAGCGCGCGATCGACGCTTTCAACTCGGCCGCCGGTTCCGCCATCTGGTGGAGTGTCGATCTCGAACAGCGGGCCATGTTCCGCTATCACTTCGCCATCAAACTTCTCGCCCTCGGCCTCGCTGTCGCCCCAAAGCAATAACCCAGTCCGCACGACCCCATGAGCCCCTTTGAAAGAACACTCATGAAAGCATTACTCGGGCTCCTGACGGTCCTGTTCGTTGGGCTCTTCTGTCTCTTGATGGCGCATTGATAAAGCAAACACAATGGGCCTGTCTCTTTCTCACGCTCGGCGCGGTCACGGTTCGCCTGGGCTCGATCGCGCTCGCGCATCCCGAGGCCTCGTTGCAGCAGCTGCTGATCGAATACTGGATTGATTACTTCGTGTCTGTGGCCAGCCTGGGGCTGCAGGCCGTCCTTCTGAAGCTCTCTGAATCATGAATATTTTGACGCGGGCGCTCGTCGCGCTTCTTCTCCTCACTCTCACCCCCGCCTTATCCGCCATGGACGACGAAGAGATGGGCGCCCGCGTCGCTTCCTGCCGGCTCGCCTACGATTACACGGCCCGGGATGGCTTTCTGATCTGCGCGAGCGGGAGCAGGTATCGGACCTATTTCCCGCATTGGTCCGCGCGGCGCGCACGGCGGCTGCCGGCTGGCGCTGTGCTCACGGTCGAGTTTGTGTCTGGTGCGGGGTGCGGGAGCGGCTGCTGGACGCGCGTGCTCCGGATCGAGCGGCAGTAAGGAAGTGGTTTGCAAAATTTGCGGAAGGGAAGTAATCTTCGCGCAATTGGCAGCGGAAAATATCCTAATGGCTGAGGACGCTGCTGAATTCGGGGGAGCGAAAGCGCCCCCACAAATTTTCACGACTGGCTAAAAAGGGGGGAGGCTCCCATCGAGGGAGCACAAAAAGCCCGGCAGGGGAAGCGATTCCCGCCGGGCTTTTTTGCGTTCCGTGGCGGGTCGGGCAGCTTCCACAGGCTCATATTTCGCCATTTGAATATTTCCTGGAATATTATTCGTCGCCTTTGCCAACGGCCTCGACCGCTCGCTTCTCCGCCTCGCCTCGCATAAGCCCCGCCTCATATTGAAGAATCGCGGCTCGTTCGTCCAGGGCGTACCGCCCCTGTTCGTCCGCCGCTTCCCACGCGATCGTGAAGAGAATCCGTGCGCGAACCATATCGACGTGGCAGAGAGCCGGCGCACACCAGCAGCCGAGGACGAGCGGCCCCTGCTTCGCGAGATCGATCAGGCGGCGCAGCTCGCGGCGAGCCGGGGAGGTTGGCAACTGCTCGTCGAGCCACTCGTCATACTGTCGCAGGCAGGCGGCGCGAAGATCCTCAGAGGCGAGCTTGAACGGATTGGCCAGCGGCGAGCCGGGCCGATTTGGCGCGCGGCGGCCAGCGTAGACGTAGGTATGGCCCGGCGGGGAGTCGGCGGGCTTCCAGGTGCGGAGGTTGATGACGTCAATTTCAGGCATCTTACGGGTGAAACTTTGTATATCGGATGGGTCTGATAATGGGGGTTATGTAAACGGGGAAATCATAAAAATAGTTTATACATCATCACCTCGACCCGTGACGGATTGGTAGATCCGCCACGGGTCTTGCCGTCACTCGCAGATCAGCGCCCGAACGGCGCAGTCTTTAGCTTCCAGTAGTTTGCGCAGCGCGACCGTGCGCTCCGGGTTACTGGGCAGCGTCTCGACGATCTGCTTTGCCAACTCTCCGAATGGCTTGCTGACAGCCTGCAAGTGTTCGGGAAGGTGCTTGTACTCGAAAAACTGAAGCATTCGATCCATAGTTTTCTCCTATTAAAAAGCAACATATCGTTGCGGTTGTTGTTTAATTGCTCGCGTCTATGCCGCCGGGAAAATCAGTCATCTTCCCGACTTTGAAACGACTCAGCAATTCTTCCAGCAGTCGAATCATGTCGTCGCGCTCCGCATTTGATAGCCATGTCAACTCTGGGCCGTCAAAGGAAAACAGTAGTAACGCGAATCCCTTTTTACGACCTTGACCGCCCGTTGCTGGATTGAGCGGGTTGATTGCGCCGTCCAGTGTCCGCCCCAAAGATCGGGCTTGCACTTCAAGTTCGCGCAAAATCTTGGGATTCAAATCTCTCATCGCTCTCCCCCTTCGCCCTCGCGGGCCGTTATCGCCCTCGCCGTGCGGCCCATACGAGCCCCGCGAAAGACACGATTGCAACCAGCGACGCGCGCGCGTCGCCTGTGTAGATTGCCGCGACAGTCGAAAAGCCCGCCGCGAAAAACCAGAAGCCAATCAAAACCATCATCCCTCCCCGCGCCCGTGGCGCTTTTGCTCTTTGCTCTCGCGGGCTTTCGATGAAAACCAGATCCGAAGCTCTGAGGCCCGCAGTGCGTCCCGCGTCAATTGCCGCAGAGCGACGATCAACGAATTCAATCTGCCGGACTGCCGGCCGGCTCGCCGGATAGCCTTTTTCTGGAAGGCCGGCGCGGGGCGTCGCTTTTTTCGTCGTTTATTCATCGTGCGCAAGGTCGTCATTACTTGCTCCTCCCGGCCGCGCCGGGTGTTATTCGCCGCATTCTTGCGGCCATTCAATCAGCGGGTCCCACGTCACAACCTCGGCATCGCGCAGCCCATTTCTGACGCGGATCTCTTCGCAATATCGATTCAGATCCTCAATGAATGCCCACAGCGGATGATCGGGATCAGTATCGGCACCAAACTTGTCCGCGTGAATCGTGCCGAGGTATTCGATGCGCGATTGAATTAGGTTCGCCACGCTGTCGGCAATCCAACAATTGCGGCCCCACAGGTCTGACTGTGAGCCGTTCTCGCGGTTGCAAGTTGTTTTTTCTTCAGCCATTACCCCTCCTGCCCTCGCGGGCCGTTATCGTCCCCCGTGATAGTCGCGCCATCGCCGGAACTCGCGGCGGACCTGCGCTCCCCGCCGCGTCGGCATCCAGCCCAAAGCAATAAATAACAACCAGCACAAAATAGAATTCGCCATCTCTTCCTCCGTTACTCCGCCGGCGCTTCCACGCCGAACCGATCGCAAATTTTACCGATCACGATCCGGCATGAGCGCCGCAGCGGATCGTCCTCCAGCAGCGCCTCGGCGAGCTGCGCCAGATAGCGGACCGCCACGGGGGCGGCGACGCCGGTCGGGTCCTCCGCCGGCGCTCGCTTCGCCCAGAAGCACGCGTTTCGCGCGCCTCGGCCGAGGCACTCGACCCGGCCCTGGCGTTCCATCGAGCGGAGAGCGAGATTGGCGCAGGAGCGGGCCATCTCTCGCTCCGGCCGGTCGAAGAACTCAAAGACGTCCAGCGTCGAGAACTCGGCCGGCAGCTCATTCCACCGAGCGCGGATTCGATCGCGAACGACGGTGAGCGCGCGGCGGTTCTTCACGGGGCCGGCCCGCTCCGGCGCCGGCGTTTCGGTTGCGATGTTTCCAGGTTCATTTCCCCTCCCGGGAGCGCGCCAACAGCAAAAGCACTTTGATGGCCGCCGATATCAGCACGCACACCAATGCGATGATCAGCAAAACATTACGCATCGATTCCTCTCTTTCCTATCGAACGATCCTTGGCGGCCCGTGGTACGCGTGAGCGCCGCCGCTCCAGCGGGACTGCGCGCGAACATAGGCCCCGGACGCCGAGACCTGCGGTGACGCGGCCGACGGGTACATCAGATCACCAGGGTCTGACGAGTGATTCAGGCCGAGCATATGACCGGCCTCGTGCGCGGCTGTGAGCGGGTCCCACCACGCGCCAGCCAGATGCACAAACCCCAGGTTGCCGTTGAGGTAGGCGCAGCCAGCCGCAGCGCCTCCGCAGATATCCATCACCGGCCTCCCTTGCCCGTAGACGCCAAAATACAGCCCGCCTGTGGGCAGTTGACCCCGCATGCGCCCGAGCTCTTCGAACGATCGTGGACAGCCCTCGATCGTCTGCCCCGCGATATATGGCCGGCCGCCTGACGCGACCACCATCCGGGAAGCGTGTTGCACAGTCGCGGCCCATCGATCACGACTCACGCCACAGAGCACGGCGTGCAGAGCGATCCCGCCAGCCGCCGGTCGTGCCGGCGTGCGATCGGCCGCCGGCGTCGGTTGCCAGCCGGGCCCTGGTCGTGATTCGCCGGTGTCTGCCGGCGGCCAATCCCGTCCGCGCCGCGCCCCTCTGGGGTCCGGAAGCGGTGCGCGCCGGCGCGTCGCAGAGTCGCAGGCGTCGCCCTCTCCCGCCCACCGGCGAGCGCCGACAGGTCGGCACTCCTCATCGGTGACCCACTCGCACGGCGCGTGACGGCCTTGCGCCCGGCCGGCCACCACCAGAAGAAAGATCAGCAGAATCCCCATTGCCGTAATGGCCACCCAGCAAAGTGCTCCCTTGAATGTCATCTCTCCTCTTCCTCCTCCGTCGTCGCCTCGGGCTGCGCCAGCGCCGCCCGAACCCGTGCGGCCATCGCGCGCGCCTCGTCCGTCACGAGCCCCTCACCGGTCTGAAGGTAACGCACGAGCCAGGCCTCGCGCTCCGCCACCTCGTCCGGCTTGGCCTCGATTTCCCTGCTGGCGATCTGCGCCAGCATGGAGATATTACCGATTGCGAGCATTCGCATAATTTCTTCCATTCTCGATCTCCTCCGCGATCAGGCCCGCCGTCTCCAGGGCCTTCCAGTTGAGATACCCGCTGCAGGGATATCGATTTTTGTCCACCTTCGTCCTACTCGGGGACCACGAGAGGACGTACAGATAGCTCACGCCATACCGATCCTCGACGATCGAATAGCCCGGGATGCGCTTGATCAGCGCGTTGACGCGCTCGCGCGAGCGCTTCCACTCGCGGCCGGCCGTCGCTTTCGAGGCTGTCGCCGGCCGATAGGCCAGCAACTTCCCCGTCGGCGCCGTCACCCGCGCAGACTGTCGAGCACGGCTCGCACCTCCGCCGCCACCCAGCGCAGCACGCCGCTTGCGAGGTCTCGGACCTCCGGCGGGAGGCTCGGGTACGCGATCGCCAGCAGGAGCAGCAGGAGCAGGAACAGAAGTTCCCCCCAGAACAGACGCTTCAAGGCGCACCTCTTCTTTCTCGGGAGGCTCGACTCCCGGTTCAAATTGTCCATGTGCCTGTGGCCCGGCCGGGATGGCTACTGAATCCGGCTGGGCGGAATAGGGTGCTGGGGAACCTCATCAAACGAAGAGCGCATGGCCGATCGAGGCAGCACGCGCCGCCCTTCGCGTTCGCGCTCCGATTCGAGGTAGATCTGCTCGGCTTCCTCGTACGTGAGCGCGAATTGCTTGGCGATGTCCTCGATGACGCGGCGGCGTGCGGCTTCGTTTCGCAGTGCGTTAACCGCAGGTGAGGCGGCAATGAGGTCGTAGGCCTGTCGATTTCTCGCCTGATCGGCGAGGTACTGGCGGGCCCACATCGCGTCTCGCTGCGCTTGTGTGTCGAGGGCGTTGGCCATCATCTGGTTCTTCCGGCGGTGCGAAAACAGCGTCGACCAGAGCCAGATGACGCCGCCGACGATGATCGGCGAACCATAAGTGACGTATTGCGAGATCAAGGGGACGGCCGCGGCCGACTGGACCATCAGGAACGCCGCAAAGAGATTCAGACAGAGGATCACCTTCACCGCGACCAAGGCGCGTCGCGCGAGGGCTCGCTGCTGCTGGGATTTGAGGAAGCTCGCCAGGCCGAGGCAGAGCGCGAGGAACGTGCCATCGAGCAGAAATACAACCAGGAAGGCCGCGTTCTGCGCTCCGATGAATCGCTCATAAAAGGGATTGCCGGCCAAACCTCGATGGCCGATGAAGTAGGACGCACCGCCGGAGATCGCCGCCCCGATCAGGAGGAACAGCCAGTGAACGACGAGGCCGGTCGTCTCGTGCTTATTCTCCGCTTCTTTTTCGTGCTGGTTTTGCTGAGCTTGGAATTCGTTGTAGTCGTTCATCGCTTTCCCTGGATGAAAGCGACGAACGGTGGCCTGCTTGGACGAACGAGAGCACCTTATCACAGGGGAAATTCAGTGTCCATATTGGGCTTCATTTCGCGCCCACGAGCACGGGATCAATCCAGATCCGGCGAGACTCCGCCCAGCCCAGCCCGGCCCGTGCCGCTGGTCGCGAAAATGGCCGCGCCGCCAGTGGAGCCGCGGACTCGCGTGCGTGCCCGCCTCGCCCGATTCCCGCGCGATCCGGTACTCTCGGCCAATCACGTTCGGCGTCCACATTTCCCGATGGCCGCGCTTCCCTGTCGTGACCCGCCGGCCCTCGGAGACCAGCGCCGGCCGCGCCTCGATCGCGAGGAGCGTCGAGAAGACGATCGCGCGACACTGCCGCAAGAATTCGCTCTCGCTGGACGCCAGCGGCAGATTGTAGATTCCGTCCCGGCCGGGCTGGGTGTGGACGCCCGGGCTATGAGAATCACCAACGAAAGGCGACGAGTCAGCGTTGAGCACGGTGTCGAGGAGCGGGAACCCGCTTGCCGCGTGAAGTCCGACATGCACGATAAAGACATCTTCGCGGAGAGCGACCTTCTGAAGTCCAGGCCATTGGAGCTGCTCGTCGGCGCGAATTCGTGCCCAGGAAATCACGCTGCAGGGGCCGTCCGTGGGGTGCGAGAACGCGCCCGCCGGCAGGCAGAACGCGCCAGCCTCGAACGGGAGCGGCAGATCCTGCCAGCGGAGATCCGCCGGCGGTTCGGTCTCCGCGATCGCGGCGAAAAGATCAGGCGCGAGAAAAAGCGCCGGAAAATTGAACCGGCGCGCAACGCAGGCCGCGAGATAGATATTCCGCACGGTCGCCGGCGCCGACTGGTAGTTGCCGGAGATCCAGGTTACGGCCGTCGCGATCGCGGCCGCGGCAATCTTCGGCGAGCCGTAGCGCTCGGCGTCCGCGTAGGCGCGCGGGTAGCACTCACGCCAGAGGTCTGGTTCTTCGTGCTCCAGCTTTTTGATGATGTCGGCATAGTTCATGATTCCTCCTTGCGAACCGCGCGTTTCCGCGCCCTACTCTGTCGCGCTCGGATCGTCGAGGCTGTCGGCGAGTTGGTCGGCTTCCGGCCGGCGCGGTCTTGGGCGCGCCGGAGATCTGCCTTGCGCTTCTTCTCGTTCCTGACGAGTGAGTCGTAGTGGTCGAGCAGCTGCTGGAGGGCCGGCAGTTGCTCCGTTTCGACCTGAATGGACCAGCCGTCGCCGGTCGCGAGCTGTTCGCGAAGCCACGCGAGAAAAGGCGCGAAATCAGTCGTCATTCGGCCTCCTCTGCTGTGGCGACGAGCCGCGCTTCGCCGATCGCCAGCGCCCGCGCGCCGGCTGTTGCGGCCCGTCGCGCGTACTCGCCTGCGCGATCAGCGAACCGCGTGCGGGTCGCGAGCGTGACCGCCATGCGCCCTTCGTTTTTCGCCTCTCGGCGGTAAAACTCTTCCCAAAACGGGGACGAGTCATCGAGCAATTGCTCGCTTTCGAACTCGCCAATCGTGACTTGTGCATTCATTTTATTGCGGCCTCCTCTGCCGCTGCGCCCCGGGAGCCGAGGCGCGGGCGCGTGCGGAATTAGAATACGTGCCCAGCTCTGTGCTGGCGCATCATGCAAAGCCCCATCCACCAAAAGCCGAGATGCCGATCGGTGCGCTTACCTCCGATGAGCCACCATCGCCCCTGCGTACCCGATGCCAGCAGGCATCGCTTGAGAGAGTCGGCGTTGACGGCCTCGGCGAAAAACTCTTCGCTTTTGTTTTTGTATACGATCCAGTCCTTATGGGTGTAGCGGGCCTTGTGCTCAGCGAGAGCGAATGCTTCCTTGGCGTTCATAGCGCGTCCTTGTGCGTGGTGGTTAGCCGAAGACGGCCTCGAAGGCTTCCGGCTCTGATTCCTCGCAGATTGGGGCTGCATTGTTGGGCCACCCCTGCGGGACTGCCCAGTTCACGCCCCCGACTACAACCAAGTGCCATTCCTGGCCATTCAGCGAGGTCTGAACCTCGCTCTCTCCAGAGAGCGAGGTTCCGGTTTCAGGATCGATCCAGGTAATGATCATCGTGCCCCCTTTTGGAGGCGATTCCAGAGTTCCGCGCCGTTGCCGGCCGCCTCGAATCCCGCATCGGCCATTCTCTGGTCCAGTTGATCTTCGGCGATTTCGCGCGCGCCTTCGTGTGCGGCGATGATCTCATTGGCGGCAATGATCCGCGCTCGGGCTGCTGCGATCTCTTCGTTTGAGGCGCGAAAATTGCGCTGAATTTTCATCGCTTCGGCCTTGTCCGCTTTTGCTTCTTCGAGTGTCATCTCGTCCTCCGGTGTTCGGGCGACTCGCGCCGCCTGTGTCGGTGATGCCGGGCGGGGCGGCCCGGCGCATCTGCTACTCCGCCTCGATCCAAGCGGCGACGAACCGCTCTGACTTGAGCCCCGCGCGCTGGTACGCGATCGCCATCGCCTGCGCCCGCTCCCGCGTCAGCCCCGTCCCGAGGATGACCTCGTTGTTCGCCTCGACATCTTTCGCCGTCTTGTTGCCCTTGACCGTGTAAGTGGCTTTCATTTTGATCTCCTTGCCGCTCGTTCCGTTTCAGTTCCATCGCGCTTGCGATGGATTCTTTATACGCTTCAATTTGCCAATTTGCAACAAGAAAGTTCAAGAAAAATTCGAACCGGTTCTCCGTCTCGTCACAAGGGAAATTCGGTGTCCAAATTTTGACTATCTTGATTGAATCTGACGCGATTTATCCGCAAAGTCCGCGCGCGCCGTGGCGATAATGCCTGTAAAATCAACGTCTCCGAAAAGTTGCAACGCGGGTTATTCACCCTCCGGGCGCGCCATTCCCTCTTTTTAACTGCTTTATTTTCAATGGTTTGCAAAAATCAATCGGGAATTTTGTCCATAAAATGCCCATTTGCATGAAAAGTCTGCTTCCCTCCCCTTTGAATCACCGAATTTAAGCATCACGGGATCGAGTCAATCGCGGCCTGCGCGCGCTGCCAGCTCGCGGGCGTGACGTGGGCATAGTGAAGCGTCATATAGCCCATTGTGTGCCCCATAATTTCTCCAACGGTTCGCAGATCTATGCCCGATTCAATGAGCTTCGTGGCAAACGTATGCCGTGCGCAGGCAAGTTCAATTCCGTTGGCCTCGTGCCGGCTATAGGGCAGCCCTGCCGCCTGCGCTGCTTCACGCAGGATGCGATAGATCTTCGGAGCCGGGTTCCCCCCTCGCGTGAAGACGAATTGGCAATCAGGCGGTGAGACCTTCTGGCGCTCGTCGAGGATGGCCTGGATCGATCCTGAGAGCGGCACGTGCCGCACCGAGGCGACGCGCTTCTCCGTCTTTTGCCCGCGAACCTGGATCCTCCCCTTCTCCCATTGAATATCTTCCCAGCGCAGCCGATAGATCTCCCCGGGCCGCATCCCGGTGCGAAGCGCGAACCGGAAGATGGCCGCGACGCGGAGACGTGCCTCATAGGCTGACTGGCGATTGTTTGACGCTTTGCCGTCTACCTCGTCCGGCGGCCGGGTCAACCAGGTCAGCATCGCATTCGCCTCGGCGTCGTAGATGATTCGATCGCGGCGTGATTTTGAGACGTTGGGACGAGGCACCTTCGGTGGGCGCCATTGCGCCAGCTCCGAGAAGAACTCGACCGCCGAGTTGAGCGTGGCGCCGATGATCGAGAGTTCCCTGCGGATCGAGGCCGGGGCCTGCCCCTCGTCTCGGCGCAGATTGGCATAGAGCATCACGAGAGGCGTTGTCACCTCGGTAATGGCGATGCCGGCCGGGAGCAGATCAAGCCAGACATTGAGCACGCGCGCTGCCCGGGTCCGCTCCTTCTTGCTCTCGATCCGCTCAAGACGGCGCGTGATCAGCTGAGAGAGCAGGGGGAGATCGATCTGGGGCGTTATTCCGTACCGCTCCTCCTTTTCCCGGCGCCGAATGATTGCCAACGCCTCCTCCGCCTGCCGGCGCGTCTCGAAGACCGCCACGCGGGCCCGGCGCTTCTTCGCGCCGTTCTTCACGTAGATGTCGAGCTTCCAAACATAAGCCTGTTTTCGCTTCGAATAGACTCGTCTGATCATCGTCTTTTCCCTTGGTGGGGCAACCTGACCACTCCGGTCCCGCGACCGGAGAGACCGGCCCGACTATTCCGGTCCCGCGAC